CGGCAGCGTCAGATGTGTATAAGAGACAGATATTATGGAGGCATTTATTTTATCTTGGGCATTCCCCGTCCTCATATTAATAATAATAACCTGTATTACTTTCTTATTAGTAAAAAAATACATGGATAAAAAAAGAGCAAACATTGTATTTGCTATTTCTTTATTTCTTAGCGTTGCAATAGGGCTTTGTATACAAAGTAATAGGTTCATATTTATTGATCATGTATATACTAGCACGGTGGAATCGGAATATGGATTTATTGTGTATGATAAACTTACTGGCACGCCACACTATATTTTAGAAAAACACGATATTTATTGATATGAAAACAAGTCTGACATCACTAATCTTGTTATTTGCATTGTGTTATTTTCTACATAATATTAGCATTACGTAACACAGCAAAAGTATATACAACTGTGATACAATGTAAATAAATAAATGTATAAACATTTAAATAACAGGAATTTACAATTTATCGGTTAATCCTTCCCGGACAACAAAAAGTAAGGGATTAGCAAAATGCTAATCCCTATTTTTATATCTATTAATCAAGCACTTATGTTATAAAACAGGCTTTTCAACCCTCCTAAATTATTGCTGAACAACACATTTTATATGGCAAAATATATCCAATTTTTTCCTATTTTTGCATAGTTGTGATACGATAGTGATACATAGACACACAAAAAATCTTTTTTGTGATACAAATAAAAAATCTAATAATCAATTTATTACAAGCTTTATGAATTATCCGGTATTTAGATATGTATTCGACCGTTATAAAATGGCAACTAAGGATAAGAAAGGTCTTGTCCAATTAGAGGTGTATTTTAATCGAAAAAGAAAATGGATAAATACAGGGATTAAATTATACAAAGATCAATGGGACGATAAATATAGAGTTATCAATTGCGGGGATTCTATGGAGCTGAACAGTTATCTTGATTCTTTGATGTTAAAATATAGAGAATGGACTAATTCTTTGATAAAACAAAATGAATATTTTGATTTTGACAAACTAAGTAGATTCTCTGATTTTATTGGCAACGACGAAAATCAAAGTTTCATAGCTTTCGTAGAAAGGCGTATCGAAGAAAGGAAAGATATTAGAGAAGAGACTCGAAGAACTCAAAGAACATTTGTAAATAGGCTCAAAAGATTTGGATTAATATCTCATATGTCTGACCTAACAAAAGAAAACATTTTAAAATTCGATGGATTCTTGCATGATGAAGGCCTCATGCAGACTACTGTGTTCTCTAATCATAAAAGAATGAAAACATATATTCATCAGGCTATGTCTATGGGACTATGTGAAAATGATCCTTACCAACATCTAAGATTAGATAGAGGGAAAAGTAAAATGAGAAAGTTCCTTTCCGAAGATGAACTAAATAAAATAATGGACTGTGATATACCACAAGATACAATACAAAGGGTTCGTGACCTTTTCATTTTTCAATGTTTTACTGGTTTATCATATGGAGATTTGGCTAAATTTAATTTCAAAAACGTCGAAGAAATTGAAGGTAAATATATATTACGGGATATTAGACATAAAACAGAAGAAGAATATTATATCGTTTTATTATCACCAGCATTAAACATTTTAAAAAAGTACGATTTTGTCTTACCTGTCATATCGAATCAACAATATAATTTACGGTTGAAATTAGTATCGGATTATGCTAATATAAGTATTCCTCTCACTTCACACTGCGCCCGGCATACTTTCGCTACTTATGCTCTTAGTCACGGGGCTAAACTTCCTAATGTTAGTAAAATGCTCGGGCATACCAATATTAAAACAACACAGATATATGCACAGATTCTAAATAAAGATGTTGAAAAGGATTATGAGCTTCTGGAACAATCTATAAGAAAGTAATTTATCTTGTTATTATACATTGAAATATAATAGGAGTAGATAAAAAAGCCACCCAAAATAGTTAAATGGGTGGCTGCGATATAGCAACAATTAGGATTGTTTGAAAATTCACTTTCAAGATTTTGACATTTTACTCTTTCTCTTTTAAAGTTACATCAATTCCTACAATCTCACAATATTTAAGGAAGTTGTTCAAGTTGACATTCTTCCCACTTTCAATGGCAATGACAGTCCCAAAATTCATACCCTGTTTCCAGATATTATATTGGGTCAATCCCTTTCCTTCGCGAATCTTACGCACTTGTTTCGATAACTCTTCTATTGTCATACTCCTATTAATTCCTTCTTTATCGCCTCTAAAAATGCGATAGATGTTAATACCGTATTCCTATAATTATAATCACTACCGGCTGCAATCGCATTCTTACGACCTTCTAAAATCAGCGTATCAATGAACAACACCATTTGCCGAACCGTAATATTGCCGATGTCTGCCGAGAATGTCGATAGCGATGTATAATACTTCATAGCCCGTTTTAAAAGACCCCGTATTTTAGTCTTATCAGGATTTTTACCTGTAATACGCTTAATGCTTATCTTTGCGGAAATATTAGATCCTGACAATCCGGGCTCTATGCGGTAATCCTCTCCGACTTCCTCGACAATACCGTCTATATACTCGACTTTGGCGATGAATCCATTGTCTATGTCCGAGCAGTATATGAAGTCGACTTCTCCGAACTTGTGCGCCCGGTTATGGTCTACAATGAATAGTGGAAATTCCCTTTTCATTCTTCGTCCTCCTCGTTTTCCTCGTCGTCATCGACTTTAACAAGATGTTCAAGATCTTCGCTTATATACCCTTTATACTCCCTTATGGCTTCCAATTCCGAGTCGCTGAGGTCGTCTATATCCTCTATCTCGATAGTATAATATCTGTCATAATCACCATCGAAGTCTATCTCTCCTGTTCTTCCGTTCTCGTCGTCCTCACTAACGACAGTGCCCACTTCGTCTGCAATATAGGGTTTGCAGAACCTCCCATACTCGTCCCTGTCTTTCGTGAACAAGCGATCTGACAACATGCTACACACATCTGAGAATGTTTCTTCTCCGACAAATTCAACATGACCGGGGTTAAAGAATCTGCCACCTCGGCAAACATGAAATGATAATACCATTGTTCTTTTCGTTTCCATATATAAGTAATTTTTATTTATAATTATTTGGCCCATACTGGTGTATAACAATCTTCAAGATTTATGTTATTCTCGATTGCCGCACAGGCAAGTATCCATGCTTGCTTACTCGACATGTTGGCAATCTTGAAACTCGGATAAGTGCATTTTTCATCTATCGTTTTGGCCACATTGGAGGCAAACACATTCAACTTGATTATTTCGTTTAAAAACCGATAGAACGGGTTGAAATGCAACTCATACGAATTGTTATTATTCCATCTTTCATAGTTAGCAATCTGTTGAAGTCTGTTGGATAATTCCTGAGCTTCTTTGTATTGTTCTGTACCTTTCTGTAACATGACTCTATTTTAATTGGTTACTGTTTGTTTTTGATTACATGGTAAAGATACTCCATTTTATTGTATATACAAAATATTATAGTATAAATATTTCATGATTTATCAATATTTAACAAAACACGAATGCCGGAGCTTCTCACCCCGGCATTTCCCTATTCATCATTTGCATTTCCGAATATTCCTTTGAAATTTATTTTACTTCCTCTACATCGATATATTTTGTCTTGACGTTTTGACTTAATTTTGTAAGACTAACGTATAGTTGCTCAAAGTTACTTGCCGTATTATTTTCCGGGGTTTTAAGTTTTGACATGGTTTCTATAAACCGGGTTACCTTGTCTAAGTCTCTTGTTGTTTCTAATAGTTCTGCCGCCCGATTGAATGCGACGGAAAGAAGTGTATCGGCTGTTTTCTCCCTATCGAGTTTACCCTCACAAATGTTATTGGTAATAGCTATCTCATAACGTTCTTCTTGCTTTTTTGCCAAGTTTTGAATACGTGTAGGATTGCCTTTTTTCCACGTCGAGATGGTCGAAAAAGGAACCCCAAGTAAGGTGCTGATATAGGACGGACGTTCACCGGCCGCAAGAAGTGATAATGCTCTTTGCATGAGTTCCGGGGAATATCGTTGTGTCCGTCTTGGAGTACCTTTTGCTTTTTCGTCCATATTCGTAGTTATTTCGTAATTAACAACATTCTAATATACAAAGATTTGACAAAATATCGCATTTTTGCTCTTCGAAATAATTCGTAGTCATTCGAAATGATTATGGAGTGAAGGTGTCTCCTCCCCATAATTATACTTATTAAGCTCTCGCCATCATTTGGTTCATCAACGGATTTGTATTGTTATCTATTTGTTGCTGTATTTGCCCTAACTCTTGCTGTTCATTTCCTGCCGGAACCTGCCCGGCTTGTTGTGCCGATTGCATGGCGGCTAATTGTTGCATGGCTTCTTCCTCTTTCTTGTTTATGGATTGAAGCAATCGATCGGAGAATGGGAATGCGCCGTTTTCCAATAACTGTTTTACATCTATGGCTCCGGCTCGGAACAGTTCCAGAAGTAAATCGTTGGTTACTTGACGGAATGAGGGTGTAGACTGGGACTCGGTAATAGTGAGGTCGAAATGTACATTCTTTACTTTGTCGGGATCGAAGTATTTGGCTTCTTCGCTGTACTCATTACCGGATATGTTTACATATCTCTTATCTGAATAGAATTGTTGTATGACTTGCATGAGTTTGGTGTCGCGTTCTTCCCGGAAAGCGGTAAACGATGCCATGAGGTCGACCAGATTCGTCGCAGAATTTTGGGCTTCTTGTGCATATAAAGAGGCTGCCGTATTAGATGACGGGCTTTTCCCTTGCAGTGCGCCATGCACTCCCGAGATTTCTTGAAGAAGCCGCAATTGGAGATTGAGCATTTCGTATGCTCCCACATTGGTGGCATTGGTGCTTATCTGCTGCGGGAGGGCTCCATTGGGTTTTGGTTTGAACAATATGACTCCGTTGTATCTTGTCCACTCGTCGGCAATATCTTCGATTGTCATGCCATCGGGAATTTGGTCTTCGGGGAATAACAATACTCCTTTCGCACTTGCTCCCATGATAAAATCTACCATCGTTATCAAACGGTTGATGTACCGCTGCTGGTCTATGACGTCGGAGACGAAGCTATGTACGATTCCTCCGTTGAACGGGTATATGCTGATGGTATAGGGGTGTGACTTGTGCCAATAGGGTGTTTCCATTTCTTGCAGGACGTCCCCATAGGGGGATAGCCAACGGGCATACCAATATCGGTCGATGAAGTTCTCGGTCTCGATGAGTGGTATATCGTCTTGCGGTATCCCTTGCGAAATGCCTTGAAGGATTCGATCTTGGTTTATCCTTTGAATATTGGGTAATTCTTCATAATCTATTTTATAGTATGTTCCTTCCAGTGTATCGTGGCATTTCACTCTTAGTTTCGATTCTTTCCTCCATACTTCTATGACTCTACATAATCCATTGTCTCGTGGTACAAGGAAGGACAGGGACTCGTCGCTGCCGGGCATGAGGTCTTGATAGAAATTGGAGAGTGTGTCTTTCGTCGCTGAGACATATATCTGCCGTAGTTCTTCCGCTCTTTCGACAGAACCATGTGAAAAATTCGCCAAAAGGTCTCCTATGGATATGTCGTGAATTTCTCCGATAATCGAACAATCCCAATAACGGAAATCTTTCATGTTAGTATCGAAGAATATGCGGTTGTCGGGTACGGTCATGACAAAGGCATCTTCCTTGTTCAATGCGGCATTCCACCCATAGTATGATTTATGGGCGACTATTCCAGATATGACGTAATTCTCGAATGTACGTCGGTCGACCTCCCACATTTTATTTAATGAATAGGCATACCGCATGACGATAGTCATCATCTCACCCAGTTTCTGGTCGTCACGGTCAGAGGCGACACATACAGGCTCGGTTTGATTACTGCCGAACTGTCCTACAACAGTTTTGACGAGCTGACGAATCATATTGTTCTTTAAAGGTACTTTGCCTTGATCCCGAATATATTGTTCCTCACTTACATATTTTCTTTTATCGGAATCATATATAACATCGCCCCATTGATTGCCATAGGTATATTTTCGGCAACGCTCTGCATACATTCTGAAATTCGATAATGAACTCCATGCTTGTTGGGCTTCGAATAATACATCTAAGGCTTTCCCTTCTTTGGCCTTTACCGTATCTGTGATTTGATAGTACTCTCGGTCTGTGAGTTGTGATTTTCTGTATAGTTTCATTGCGCTATCTTTAATTCGTTGATTATATCGTATAATGTATTGTCTATTGTATTTCGGAGCGATGCTATCTCGGCACTTGTCCGAATGGCTTCGTCTGCTGGTAAATCACCAGAAACTAGATCATCTTCCCACGTCTCAGCCATTCCTTCTAACTTCATGAGGTTTCTAATATGGACATTAAGTCCATCATACACACTCTTGTTCAATACTTTATCGGAATCTCTCGTGTTCTCGATAAACTCATCAATAAACAACTCCTTTAACAATTCGCTATCAGCTCGTTTCGAATCTCTTGCTTTATTTGCAAATTCATACCATTTGCTTCTTAATTTTGCTTTGGGGATTCTGTCGTTCGCTTCCCCCACAGCCGCACCTATGATAGGCACATCAGATAAATCGAAATCGGTAGGTCGTCCTTTTGTTTTTGTCACCAAAGCGTCTACGGCATTGTAGGCTTGCCCGAGAACTCGGAAGAGTCCGGGAACGTAACCGAGATAAAGTTGTTGAAGAACTGCCGGATTGTTGAGTTTCTCCAAGACGGGGATTTGTTCGAGCCAGCCTTTTTCGGCATAGTTTCCACCTGTCATTTCGTTGACAAACTCGCTCCATTTGACTAGTCCTTTCGGAGTACTTCCGTATGCTTTGCGAAATTCAGGAAGATTTTCATTCCATGGGGTTTCTTTGTACAAGGGTCGTCCCATGAAGTTCTCATTGAATGCGATGTGCGCTATCGGTTGTGTCCATGTGGGTGCAGCATTAGTCCAGCTTCCATAGGTTATGGGCACGATGTCTTGCCCTATCACGGCGAAAAAGTCGAGTGGTTTCACGGGGTCACTGATTAATGGGTGTTTTTTATGGTAACCTGTTATTATATCGGCCAGCATTATCCCCCATGCGTGGAATCCTCGCAAACTTTGAGCTAGCGGTATGAATATGAATTTGCCTTCTCCGACAGGTATTACCAAGTTGTTATATCGCTTTGTTTCGGGAAGTGCGTGATAGGCGTCTCCCCAACGATCATCGTCACCCGAGAAAATCGCACAAAGAAGGGAGTCGAGGAAACCGATGGAAATAATCGTTCCTATAACTTTGGCAAAGCCTTTCTTGTATTTCTTGATTCCCCTGTACAGGCGGTCTGTCCCTTGCAGGGAGGCATTGAGGAAGGCGTAATTATCAAATATCCATTGTATTCCTTCGTGGCTTCCCCGCCGGTTGAAGTTTGTGCTAACATTCTTGGCATCGGTGATTGCCGCATCTATTGTCTTTCCTTCCCTTAATGCGGCCACAAATTGATTCAAACGGGTGACGCTTTCCATAAGCCGGGCTGTATCTTGTATGGCTTTTACTCCTGCCATATATCCTTTCTTGATCGCTTTTGCCTGTTTATTCATATCGACAGTACCGTACTTAACCGCATTATCTATCGATTTACGATAATCCTCAACTGTATTCGCACTGATATATCCTGTCTCTCCTCCTCTCGATACAAACAGATAAGCGGCTATATCGTAGTCGGACTTGGAAATTTTACCTTTTCTGCCCATACGATCCAAGAAACTTTCTATTTCTTCAATTGTATATCTCTTGTTTTTCGATTCTCCCCGAATATATCTCCGCATGGCAGCGAATGAATCGGGAGCAAGTGCTGCGATCTGTCGGGCTTCGGCGATCGATTTCTCGGCACTGTTGTAAGCGAACGCCCCACTAAAATCCCTTGCAAAGTTGCTAAACAGGAAAAATGCCGGAGAATAGGTGGTATAGAATTGTGACAAGGCTCGGGTAGTTCTCGCTCCCAATCTGTTCAAATGACGAGATCCGTAAGTGAGCCACCCCGGTATATTATACCATTGGTCGGGTGTTTCTATCTTACGAGGCACATTTTTATCGAGGTTCAACCTCCCGTTTATTGAATTGGAGACAAGCGGGTTGGTAAACAGTATGGATACCTTCTTCCCTGCGACGAATACATCGACCGTGCTTTCTTCCATTTGTGAGGGGGTCTTGTGAACCGTTCCACGATTGGAGGGATAGGCCTTGCTGAATCTGGCCATTCCGCTTTCCAATTGTTCAGCGGAGGTGACTTCGTCTGTTTCCACCCATGTTTTGTTGCCGTGTTCGTCGAGAATGGGATTTCCGTTGGTGTCCAATGCGAGGATTTCGTACTTGGGTATGATCTGATAGATATTGGATATGGTGGTTATCTTTTTTATCTCGTCGGACTGTTTGGGCTTGTATTTGAGAATTTTCTCTTTCCCGTCTTTGTATTCGACCTCATAAGAATACCCGAACTTATTGCGCACGTCTTTACCGGCCAATAGGGTAAGCAGCCTTTGTTTCATTTTGTTCTTGTTGGCTCTCGCTATCTCGGTATTTGCCATAGCCATGATGGATACAAGCGGGTTGTCGGCTCTGCTTGTTCTTCCTTTGGCTTGTTTATTTACTGTTGAGCCGGGATTGATTCTTATATTGGAGTCGTACATCTGATCCATCGTTTCTTCGGAGAATCCTCTGAGCGGGACATAAAACTGGAACCTTTTCTTATAGGTATCGGCATCTTCTTTTGAAACGAGACCGGATTTTACAGATATGTCTAACGTTTTGTTCGTGGCTTTCTTGATTTTGTCCCAAAGGTTAATAACGGTATTTTCGCCTAACAAGGATTCGACCTCGGATATAAAATCTTCTGCCGTGTTATAATTTGGGGCATATTCCTGCTTGAATCTGTCGAAATAACCGGAATAGTCTCTGGTGGATAGTTCCTGTATGTAACCGGTTCTTTTCTTGTCGTAATCTTCGACTCCTTTGTGGGACTCTTCCCATTCTTCAAGTGCTTCCCTCCTCATGACTTGGTTACGTTCTATGCCGTGTTTGATTAGCATATAGTCGACAAGGGTATCTTCATCGACACCGTTTTTCCCATGTATTATCTTCTCATACAATTCGAGAAGCGGAAGGTAATAATCAGCATTGTATTCGTCTGCCTCGGCTTTTATCCTAGAATCCATAAAACCGGTGTATTCCCATGCATTCTCTTTTTCGGATATTTCTTTTCCAAGCGTAGAGGATATGAGTTTTTGAAGAGCTTCCAACGGTTGGTATCGATCAATCCAAACACGTCTTTCCATTCCCCGGCGGAGAGCTGCATCGAATATCATGGCTATATCTTGCGGCAGAGTTCCATTGTCTATCGAGTTTCTTATATCATCGGAAATTATGTCGTTATTGTCGAATATATAAGTCAGACAGTTTTCTGCTTCTTGGTAATCGGGGAAGCTGGCTATGTCGCCCGATATTTTTGCGCCATAGGCTGCTGGTGCACTTTTTCTTATCCTTTGTGATTGATCAGGAGACAATTGAGACAAATCGACGATTCCTTTCCTGTCCATAGATATTTTGATATAGCTCGAAACATCGGGTGCTTCCCTACGGAATCGAGTATTCATCGTTCCATTAGAATTTTCCCCGGTAAGTTTGGGATTCTCGAAGTTTTCTACTATATTTGTGGCAGTAGAAACTTCTGCACTTCCTTGTTTCACCTGTTCATCAGGCAAGACGAAAGCCACGTCAGCGAGATTAGTTCGCTGTTGGTCAAGGAAATGCAGGAGTTTTTCTTTATCTACATTTGTCAACTTCCCTTGATTTATCCATTTTACAATACTTGCTCCATTTTTAGGAAATACATTTCTTATACTATTTACTTCCAATACATTCCCCTTTATTTTCGGACGGATAAACATTCCTACAAGGAAATTTTCCCCATTATGTTCCAACACGGTCAATATGTTTTGCGATTTGACACTGTCTCCATAAGCGAAAGTGGCTATTGGATGGGCTATCGCATTAGGTAGATTTATCACTTCCGACAAATCATAATCATGTTTCCCCGAAGTAGACTTGTATTCCAATTGAGACGCAGGCATCTCTATCGGCAAATCTGGTATTCCAGCATCTCTTAAAAATTCGCTCGGTCTCCCCAATTGATACACATGACCTTTTTCCAATCGTCCCTCTATCTGTTGCTCCAATTCCTCGTTGAACCGTTGGTTCACTTCTTCCATCTCCTCGGCTGTACGGTAGCGTATATCGGCACTAGTCCCTGTATTTAATTTCGCTTTTACCCAGAAATTGTATTGTTCCCGAATATTGTCTATTTCCTGTTGAGCTTCGGTGATTTTGGCTCCTTCGGATACGTATTCTTCTGACAGGAATATACCGGAATCTGTCAAACGCCCAGACCATTCATCGACATATTCTTGAACGATTTGCCGCTTGCCTTCTTTTTTATTTATACCGAGAATGGGTATGAAATGGGAGGACATGAGCTTATCGGAAAGCATTCCATAATCTATCGGGAAAGGTGGTACTATCCGTATCGAGCCGGTGGCTCCGTTGTACCAATATCCTCCACCGACGGCTTTTATCAGCTTGGGGCTTTCCTGTACAAAATCACGGAAGATGGTCTTATATTGTTCTAAAACATATTTGTTTTGTTTTAATTTAGAATCACGAGACTTTGATTCTTGTTTATAAACGTTTTCATTTACACGATATTTATAGTATTCGGCTATTTGAGTATCGAGAGTGCCGGCCATTTCCGTACCTATACAATGGCTTAATTCCTCTATTAGTTGTGGAGAGGCGACATCGGGGAAAGGATCGGTCTTTGCCCCATCTATAAGACTGGAAACCTCTTTTTTCACTTCACTCGATGAATATTCCTTCATACCTTTGATTAGGTCGATTATCTCTTTGGATCGATCGCCGCTCAAACTTATATCTATTTCTACCCCTATATCACCACCGGGGAAGAAGGTGATTTCTTTTCCGTTTCCGATGGTATACATATTGTCGGAAGCCTCCATTCGTGGAGTGTGGTTGGCGAACCGTACTTTGAGCGTGTCGTTTCCTATGTTCAATTCTAGGTAACGACTTCCTGTTTTTGCCGTATGTGTTGTGTAGTCTTTTTCATCGAAATTTTCACGAAGGTATTTATCGACCGCTTTATATACCGAGGTGTGGTTTGTACGGACTGTCTCGATTTTAGAGCCGTATCGGGGATTGACAACGATGGTACGGAAGCGTATGTCGTCGCTGCCAGTGGAGAATGCCCCAGTGTTGTCATATGCATCTTTCAGCTGATTCGGATTAAAGCATGCGATGTAACCCACACCCTCGTCCGTACCGATCAATCCGTCATAGCCCAATTTTTTTATCTCGGCTACAAATTGAGGTGTTTCCGTTACCAACCAGCTGTTCCCGCTATTTAAGATTTCTTTCGCCGTTTCTACTGATACCGTATCTCCTTGTCCACCATAAAAACTCAGTGTTGGTATTTCATCTCCCAATGACGATAGAATAATATCTGCGTCACGCTGTGGAACGAACGGATTTTTTACATCAACAAATAAATCATAAACGTAACCCTCCTCTGTCCACTGTTCCGTGCCGTCCATATCGTCCGGAATAGACATAGCCCGTTTTTCTGCGATACTCCGCGCTTTCTCGGCATCGACACTTGTAAATATCATTCCGCTATATTCTCCACCTCTGAAAGTATAAAACGGTGCTTCTTGGCTTATATATGTTATACCGTCTTTCTGCCACCCTCTATTGGGGGTAATCTGGTCTCTACGAAGCGGTGTGCCATGAAAAACTACCTTCGGCTCCCCGTTCTCGTCGACAACTTTCGATGCTTTTTCCGGGCTATTCTCCCAATCACCGAACCAGTCTTTGAAAGCATTGGTGCGCACTTGTGCCCATTGCTTGGGTGTAAGGTTGGTGTCCGCTCCGTTTGGGGCTTTCATATAAGTGCCGTTTTTCAGTGCTCTTTCGATGATGGCTTGCTCCTCGGGGGTGTATTGGCTCGTGCGGTAGCGGGTGTGGTCGGTTATCTGCAAATCGTTCTCATTGAAGATGACGTAGTTTCGTGCTCCGTCCGAACGTCCGCCCGTGGTGGCTTGTGCAGGATATTTGATACCGGTGAAGCCGCATTGCAACAATGCCTCTGATGCTTCACGGTCTCCTCCAAGCAAGTTTTCCAAAGTCTTATAGATATTTTCTCCTCGCATTGACCACTTGTCTATTTCTTCGGCATTTACTGCCGTTGACGGAGCGATACTTGCATTGAAGTTGTCTAACTTATTCTTTCGGTAGTTCTCGCTTAAATAATCCTGTATGCGTTTTATCTGCTTTTTGGTTATAGGTTTATCCCAGTCCAGATAGTTCTCGCCAGTGTCGTCGGGAATTTCGACGGTATAGAGTACTCTCGTAGATACTTTTGAAATTAAATCTTCAATATGTTCCCATTCTTTCTCATACTCTTTTAATCTTGGTATTTCAAAATCAAAATCAGGGTCATTACGTTGTATTTCCTCTAATTCTTTAATTTGCTTTTTTAAATCAGATATGGTAGACCTGTTGTCTATATACAAATTAGGTTCGTACCTTATTATATTTTTTAATTTTGTTAACTCTTCATATAAATAATCTTTTTTTGCCGGATCAGCTGCTTTCTCCGCATATGATTTACCTATGCCCTCCACTTCGGTTACATAAGTTCCCCAGCCATATGCTTGTGCGCCTTCTCCCGTGCCCATAAAACTATGGTCGAAGCGGTCGAACGAGGCTCCGCTACCGTGGTAGACTGTTCTGAAACGTTCATCGAGACTTTCCTTTATACGGGTGTCTGCGGCTGATTTACGGATAATATCGGTCGTGGAGTCCTTATCGGTGATACGGTTCTTTGATTTCCACAACAAATAGGCGATGTCGGAGTCGGTGAGGCTGAGGTCGATGCCTATCTTGCGGAAGGCTTCCTTGATTAACCGTTTTATCTTGCTCCACAGCGAGGGGTTGGTGATTCCTTCCTCGGCGAAATGTGCCAGATACTCATCGGCCGCGGCTCTCTTGCCGGAGAAGTCGTTGGCCGCATATCGTTCCTTTTCCTCCTCGGTGAGCGAATTGTAGGACTTATCGTCTATTTTCTCATCTATATATGCGCCAAACACGGCTCTTTCCCTATCGGTCATGGAATCCCATACTTGGTCGCACAGCTTGTCGAAGTTTTCACGACCGAGCATGGCGGGCAGTCCGTAATGGGCTACGGCCTCGTGCAACAGCGTGCGTTGTGCGTCACGAATGGAACCGTGGTTGGGAGCAACGATAACGATTTCTCCTGTGGTTTGGTCGTACCAGCCTTGACTCGTCAATTTCCTCGTGTAATTTTTCTCGGAAGGAGATATTTGAGAGACATCTCCCACAATCCGCACCGGTATATTGAGTTTCCCGGCTTCCCGCTCGATATATTCCTGTATCTCTTGCCTTCTCTCTTGTAGCGTTTTTTGCGTGGATAAGCGGGGTTTTTCTTGCTTATTTGAAGCACCTGTATTATCTTTACCTGCGGAAAAGCCGGTTTGGGAGAGAGCTGTGCCACCTCTCAACGAAGTTGTATCAGTGTCTGTCGTCTTGGTACTTGCCGGATTTTCTTTTTCAAATGCCGTCAATAACCAATTCTTTTTATTACCGTCCCATTCCAAACGAATGGTAGCTTTATGAGTGGTGCTTTCTAAATTTATACGGTTGGAGTTCCTTGTGGTAACCTGCATATCATTTAATATATCTTGCAGGTTGTCTAATACTTCGGGGTGATATTTTACCAGTTTTGCCAGACCGAAACCATCACTATGTCCTGTTCCCTCTTTCCCCCATACTAAATCAATGTCCCCTACGTCTTTGTGGTATAAAGCGCCTATTGCCTCACCACTTTTCTTTTTCATTAGGAAATCAATGGCCTCTCTCGGTTTTCCCTTGAACTGTATATATATTTCTCCAAATGGACCTTCACCAACAGGGTCGTATTCCTCAGCTGCTCTGGCTTCTATTTCTTGTCGGGATAAAGCCGATTGGCTTCTGCCAAATTGTGTCTCATTCGTTCCGCTGCTTTGACGGTGTCGAATGGCTCTTCCCGCTTCTTCCATTCTTCTATCTTTTTGAGCTTCCGTTCCTCGCTCTCTTTGTGGAATTGATTGAAGTATTTCATCTTGGCTGTCGATTTGTTTTTCCTCTTGCGAAAATAATGAATTTTCTTTATTCGAATTACTTTCTCTTTCATTTATTTTAGTTTGTCCGGATTGGATTTCTCCTAATTCATTGCGTCGAAATGCAATGTCGTTTCTTGGAGCCAAATCATCAGGTAAGGGTTCTAATTCTATTTGTTCTATACTTGATTGTTCAAGTTCATGAGATTCGTAATCCTGTGAGGCCATCTCTTGCTTTCTCAAATCTTCATTGGCTATTTGTTCTGCCAATTCAAGAGCTTGGGACGGAGAATAAACAGAAGACATTACATCGAGAATTTCATCGAGGATTTCATCGGTCTCATACCCTTTGAATGGTAAATCTGAATTTTGGACGTCTTGCTGTTCCCATATATTATGTGCTAATTGTTCTGGCGTATATCCGCTATTTGACAATAAAGAGATTCTCTTTCGTCTCTCTCCGGGAGAATCATTGATACCTAAATGCGAAGCAAGACCTTTCGATGAATCCGTATCTCCCCACTTAAATTTTATATTTCCAGTAGCTACCAATCGTAAAATATAATCTCTAAGCGATTTTATATCTCCTAGTGCGGATATCCTATCTACTATATTCGCCGGTGTAGCTTTCAAACTTTGAAGATCGGAATTATTATCTTCAAGATATTGCTGGTATGTACCCAAACGTTCATTCAAAGATTTGAGCTGTTTTTCCTTATTTACTCTCTTTACAGGAGAAATTTCTCTCTCTATCTCTTTTTCAAGACGGGCTATTTCGGATTGTGTTTTCTTTGTCCCAGCCTTCGCCACTTCTATCATGGCTTTTACTCCTGCGATTTCTTCTCCATATTCGAACTGCTCTCGCAAAGGCATTTTCTTTTCGTCGACCTCTCCGTTGGACTTGCGATATTTTGCCCAGCGGTCTGTTTCTTCTTTCCCTTCTACATTCTGCTGTATTTCCCGGAGTTTATCTTCCACTCTTTGCGAGACCTCTTGTCGCATAGCTTCTTCCTCTCTGGTAAGTTGTTCTCCATTGGCTATCTTATTTGCTATGCGTAATACTGTACTATCTTCTACTGTGCCATCTTCCACAAAACGGGTATATTCAGAAGTATCGGTAATCTCTGATTGCGGAACTGTTTGCCTGTTTTCCTCAATTGTAACTGGTAGTTTTTTTTCTTTTCCCTTTACATGGGTAATTTGCTCGGGTTTGATAGAAAGAGGTAAAGGGACACCATCTACTACATCTTCCACATCTACTCCCGAATCATCGATACCGATGATTTTCAATGTTCTTTCCACACCGGGGTTATCCGGGTCGGAATAATCTTTGAAGGTTACTACATCTCCTATCTCTAATTCGGACTTACGGTATAAAGGTTGTTTCTCAACCCCTTCGTCACGGGGTGACAACTCCCCTATCTCGCCACCGCTCATAGTGGAGGAGGGTGTTCGGCTTTGTTCATCGGATTCTACTTCATCAGTTTCGTTCTCTATCTGGCTTGCCATATTTGTTTTTGTGATGTCCTCGGCCATTGCACGTGCTTGTCCTACGGCATCTTCTGTCGACATAATGGATACGCTTCTTATGTCTTTGGGTGATACCATAATGGGAGTATTACCTATTCCTACCGGAACGGCTATAAGAGAGCCAGATTGCGTTGTAGTGGTATATTCTCCGGCTGCGTTGGGTTCCAGTGATACGTTTCCTACCGTAAGTATGGCTTCACGCCCGTCTGACAAGGTTACGGTTACTTTTCCTCCCATCTCTTTATTGATGAGTCTCATTTCTGCCTCGGCAGCTTTGTCCCCGGCTTCTTCGGCATCGGATTCGATCTTGCCGAGTATAAATTCATATCCAGTGCGAGCCATTACAAAATCTTGTAAATCTTTTGCATCTCCTTTCCCTAAATCGTGTGTATTGACCATCGCCATGACATAATCTGCTCGACGGTCTAAGGGTACATTGTCGAGCCCGTGTATTATATCATCGACGGAGAGTCCTTCGCCGAGGTCTTTACTTTCATAGCGTTTTTTGGCTTTGCGGTATTTATTGTATGTCAAACCAACTCCAATGGAATTGGCGACTTGAAATCCAAGCGACATGATACCGACAGCCATTACCGTTTGGAATTGCTGTTCCGGGTCTTTGATGTCCTTCCATTCGACATCGCCGACGGTAGCGGCATTAAGGAGCATGCCCAGTTCTTCCTCGGCTACCTCCGGTATGAATCCGTTAAATCCGGTGAGCTTACCGACTTGCCGGGCGAAACGGGTGGTTTTTCCTATCAATGGTTTTGTGAGGAGCTGTCGCCCCCCTTTGAAACGGGAGAGCAGTTTACCCAGATTGAGCCCCATGTAATTTCCCATGTACTCAGTTCCGTTCTCTATAAGGTTAGCGGCGAATCCTTTCAAGAATGCTAATCCTAGGCTTTCCCGGTCTTCTACTCCATGATGGGTATAGATTGTCTTTAACTCTCCGCCGGGGTCATTGATTGAATCTAACCGTATATCGTGATTGCCTACCATGCGGCTCATAACGTCCTCGGCCGTGTGACCTGCGCCCGATGTAAGTGCCATTACCGTACCTCCCACAAGGCCGTCAATGGCGGCGTTCCCTAATTTACTTGCTGCTTTGACGGCTACTCTTCCGGCTGCATTTTTACCTGCATTAGCAGCTATGCGAGATACCGCTTTGGAGGCCGATTGGCCGATGATTTTCTTGACGGCTGTCTTCGCAGCCGCTTTGGTCGCAGCAGATGCGGCGGCTCCTACGCCTCCTGTCAACGCGAATTCAACCAAATATGGCAGGGATTCCATGGTTCCTCGCCCGATATTTTGCCACGTGTCGAGTTGCAAGCTGCCTTGTATCTGGTCTAACAGGGAGAAAGCGGACATGAGTTGCTGTTCTTCTTTGGTAAGTTTTTCGAAGCCTTCACCATTGTCGCCTATTTTATTGGCGATAGCAAGCACCCGACCCATGTCGATCGCGTCTGTGGCTCCCAGCGTTAAAATGCCGGAGTCGAACGAACGGGCGAAGGCGTCGGCGAAATTGGCGAGTCCGTTACCGTCCTTGCGCTTGTACATCTCTATGACATCACGAGCCTCGGATATGTATTTGCGTGTAAGATTCTGAACTGACCTCTTTTGGGACAGCTCCCCTATTTCTTTGGGAACATACCCTTCTCTTTCTAAATCTTCTATGGTATCTTCCGTGATATTTTTGTACCCTTTATAATTTTTAAATATATCTCCCTCGTTTTCAATTTGTTCAGATTCATTCCTCCATTCAGAATTTTCGTTAATATCTTCTTCTATTTTATTCAACATGTTCTCAAATTGAAAAACTACGTCTTTCTCCAAACGTGTTCGAGCGTCGGCAAAACGGTCTTCAAGGGGTTTGTCGAATTGAGATTTATAGGCATCGGAAACAGGGGTATGTGTGGAGGTCGAACCCCTCCGTCCTACGGACACCTTCCCTATCTCGCTATCTCTCGCAGAGGAGGGTGATTGGCTTATCCAATTTTTATCGATTATTCCATCTGCTATTTGCTCGGCGGAATTAGCGGCCTGTCGTACTTTTTGGAACAAGGGCGTATTTCCCGCCCCGTATTTTCCATGACCCAAAGACTCTTCGTAATCGGCAATGCTGTTTTCCAATTCATCTTCGGATACAATTGTGCCCGAGGGATTTTGATTGGAAACAAATGTATTAGGTGATTTCTTTTTTGTTTCTTCCGTCACATACGACCATTTTTCATATCGCTGTTGGAACTTATTCCGCTTTGATAAAGGAATTGCATACTTTTTACCCTCACCATCGTACATTTCTACTTTTGACTCAGGATAGCGTCTCTCAAAATCTTGTATTTTATCATCAGGAATATTGTACCTATTCCCGTTTGCTCTGTATATTGGCATAATATTCTGTTAATCAATTATGTTTTGCGAAAAGTCATCATCTTGCGCATTGAGCTGCTCTATACCTTCTATATATAATCCTATATTTTCTGCGGCTTCCAAAACTTTTTGTTCAATCTGAGGATATTTCCTCATAAGAGAACCTATTTCTTGAATCGCAGTTTTTGCACTATTCGGATTGTTCCTTAACATATCGTCAATTCTTAACAACTGTTCCGTAACCGAAGTCTCAAATTTTCTCCCATATTCGTTCTTCGTCGTTATTTTCTCATCACCTAATCCTGCGTCAATAACAGCTTGTCGAGCTGCTTGAAAAAGGCTTCCAGCAGAAAACGGTAATTCACTCTCGGAGATTTTAATTCGTTTTCCACCAGACAAAGGAATATCAGAACCTTTTTTATATAGATCGCTGTCTTTATTCTTCATAGATGCTATACCGTATTTCGTTTTGTTATTGTCGGCTGCTATCTGTATCTCCGTAGCATTATTCGCATCATTTATTGATTTTTTATTTGATCGCTCCTTTTCGCTCTCTCCGGCTTCAAATCCAAATTTCATTAATAGGTCATTTAATTCATTTGCCCGTTCCCACTCGGCCAAAGCTCCCTCATACTCTCTTTGTGCTTCTGCGGCTTGTGCGGCATCACGACCGACCTTGTCTTGGAATGCCGCTTTTAACAGGCCTTGATCGTACAACATCTGCATTTGGTCTCTGCGGTCGAGCAGATTTTGGAGGAAAGCATTATTGACAGCCGTGGACGGTTTTCGGGCGGCGGCATTTCCACCTGCGGCTACTCCTATTATCTCGGCTAATGTGGCTCCTACATCACCAAGTACGGCCAATTTCCTCCGATTCTCCACGATTCGAGGATCAATTTCTTCGGGTCGTTTGAGTATGCGGTTATAAATAGAAACAAAAGATTCGCCGGCTTCTGCGGCTTCTCTCATCTGGGCTGCCTGTTCCGGGGTAACATGGAACACTGGTTTCTCAGAAGTACCATCGGCACTTACACCGTACCCAGTAGTAGCGTCTATATAGGGAACGGGGAGTTTAGAACGATTGGCGGCTACTGTATTTTCCCATGATTGTTGCAGATTTTTACCGTCAACCAACGGCGTACCGTCTGTTCTCTTTCCACCGGAGGCAGTATTTTGCCAATCGGAATTTATAATTTTACTAACAGGAGAAACGACGGGTGGAGCAGGTTGTGTCAGATCAATCTTCTCCTCTGGCGTTTTTTCCTTCCATCTGTTTAATAAATCGTCTAATATTGCCATATCTTATCCATTAAATAGCGGGAGTGGTTGCATTTCCCGTTTTCTTATAATAGGGTGTAGTAAACAACGACCCGAGAAGATTTCCCGAATTGGAGGCTATTTGAGTCCAACTGGCTGCGTTTTGGGCATATTGTCCGGCTTTCTGTCCCAAGAGGTAGTTTTTCTGATTCAAATAGTTTGTCTTTGCATTGTCCTTGACTTGTTGTCCCATAGCGGCGATATTGCCGACGGTATCGGAAAGCGCACGGGCATTTACTTTTTTTACGGCGGCCTCAGCTTCGGGTGTGGCTCCCGTTACTACCGCCGAATTTCGTTGTGCACGAACAGCATCGGATAAATTTTTGCGGTATGTGCTCAATAGATTCTGTACGTCGGAGCGGTTCAAGATGTCTTGATAATAATCTTTCTTGAACATGTTTTCGTTTTCCTGTAATTGCTTGTCCAACTGTTTTTGCGCTTTCCTGTTTGCGGAAGCGGAGCCTAATCCTCCTGCGAGTATCCCGCCGAGAGATCCGATGAGACCTAATGTTTCCAGAATTGCCATAGAACTTTATTTTTTTATTGCAAAAATCGCTTTTCTCTGAAATCAAGGGCATACGTCTTTGCCATTTGTTTGGATATAACACTTAAAACGAAGCCTCCGAAATGGGCTTTTTGTGACGTATAACTGCTTTATTTACAACCTTTGGAGGGTCCATACTACCCGAGATGTATAGTCCTATCGCCCGGGACATGAGCAAGTCGTCATGTTTTCCTTCTATCGCACCATAAGCTCCATTTTTCTTTTTTTCATAAGTATCATGCTCATCAAGAACTTCTTCTTCCCGCTCGATATAGCCATTATCACGGATTATTTGTATCTGATTATTGATAACCATCGATTTGGTGGTTCTGTTGGTATGAAATCCCCAACGGGCAGGTGCTCCTTCTTTAATCTGCGAAGGAGGAGATTGCCGGGCATACAGGTTTTCATAGGAGGCTGCGACAAGGTCAAGTATATATTCTGCGTCTCCTTGGTCGGAAGCCTCCGTTTCTAATGTATTGCTTTCAAAAACCAGTAAAGCGGTATTATACCACAAGGCTATCTGGGTAGCCTTCCACGCCAATATATCGTGATCGATATGTCCTCTCCAAGAAGCGACAATCTCGGGTTTTCCTCCATACATAGTCCAATAGCGGTCTATCACACTTATCACAGACCAGTCGGCAGAATGGGATCGTCCTCCAATATCTACGGAAACAATATAACGATTGGATATATCGAGCTCGGTATCGGGTTTTTCCCATACTTTAAGCGAGCCGGTTGTATCTTCTTTGAAAGACAGTTCTCTTAATGAATCTTTCCCGGTTATAGAATGTGTATCGGACTGTAATTCACCCCTCCAACAAGGAGGCTTGGTATTTTCTCTCATACGGTGGATAGCGTAACGATCGAAAACTCGCTCTCCTGTGTTTGCAAATGCTTCTACATCGTCGGAAGGAAATTCGCTCATCATGTGTTGAGCATCTTGAAATGTTTTTCTTTTGTTTCTATACCATTCTATGGCTTCAAGAGTGGCTCCACTTTCCCACAAATACCATTCGTAATCGGTAAAAGAGGATATAAGCCGCTTGTAATCGCCGACAGGTGTCTGATACATTTCTATATCATACCAAGGAATAAATATAGGGGTCTTATCCGACTCTCCTTTTTTTGCATTCTCATATTCGGTATGAAAATAATCCCCAACTCCTTGTGCCGTAGATTCCATGACAATGACGGAATAAGGAACTAGGGGTATAGATGAGCTAATGGAAGCTATCAAATCTCCTGTTCGTTTTTCTTTGGTATCGGGATACAAAGCAACCTCGGAGAAATGAACCATAGCTATATCTGCTCCTCGAACAGAATCGGGTTTTTCTGCCGAACCTATTGTTACACGGGCATTTACTTGTTGGATATAAGATATATTCTGAGTTCTAGCAAACGGTCTCAATTTAAGCGGACTATTCAATATCCAAGAAGGATAATTGTCGAGCAGTTTGCTATACATTGCTCGAATATTGGAAGATGAGTCTTTTACATGCGCTGCTATGACGCTATTCCACTGATGTTTGTGTACAAGCTGAATCCACGCCATATAGATTTGTGTGAGCGTTGAACCTCCCCATTGTCGGGCTTTGAGTAGAATCACCCGGATTGGTTTCCCCTCACGACGTTGCTGTTCGAATAGTTTAAGAAGTTTTCTTTGCGGTCTGTTCAAAAGAAAGGGTATATCGACCGATGTTATCTTATCTTTTATCTTAACTGTGGCTATCGCCCAAAACTCAAAATCGTATTTAATCCGCAGCAAAAAAAATTGACGGTCTATTTCTCGAATAAGCTGGGGTGTGGCTTGTTGATGAAGCCCGTTTTCAAGAAGATTTTTATAGGATTTTTCTTGGGAAAGTATCTGTACCCAGCCATTTTCCTCATACATATCGGCGGGTATATGTAGAGTCCCGAACTCTTCGATTTTTATTTCTTTTCGGGGTATTACATCTGACCCCTCTCCCGTTACCGGATCATACGGTTCCGTAAAAGACATTCTCCTTTTTTTGTTCTCTGCTATTATTTCAGAGTAATTCATTCGATGCCTCCTTCCTTTTTTGATTGAAAAAAGCATCTTTTCTTCTCATGGCTATGATATGCCTCGCCGTACGAACAGAAATATAAAATTGTGGAGCCGGAGAACGAATCGCCCTTCTGACTGCTTCTGAAAACGATATGCGATCATCACCGGCTTGAATTTCACAGGCTTTTTTGTATAGGTCGATGTACATCTTTTGCTTTATGGGACAAGATGTTATTCGTTTCCCTTTTTTTATGTTCAGAAGATTGGTTATGGCTTTTTCATTACCGATATAAAACCGCTTGGAAGGGGATTGAATCGCCGCTTGATAAATGTAATCACACATTATCCCACCACACAAATTGAGGGTGTAGTAGAACGTGTCACAGAACTCTCGGTCTCTGCTTTCTTGATAATCTAATGTAGGCATACGCAATTTGATTTGCGTATGTTGGGTATCGGTTTGATGCAAATATAAGCTAAAAAATCGATTTTGCAATGACGTACTGCCCTAAAAATCGCACTGACCGATTTTGCAATGACGTACCGTCCTAAAACTATGAAAATGAGATTTTTGTGTTGAGTTTTTTTTTGAACCCATCACAAAAAATCGTATGGAAAAAGATAAAGAAGAAATTACAGCACAAGTTGAAACTCCATCTGGAACAGTAGATGAAACCGTAAAAGCCGAATCTCCTAAAAGCGGCCGATCGGTATGGGTAGAACGACTACGTACGACTTACCCGGATAAAGATGTAGACTATGAAAATGACGATGATGCTTTCTACTCGGGATTAGAGGATTTTTATAATACCCGAGAGGATAGAATCAGAAAACTTGACGAGGGTAATAAATCTCTCACAGAAGCTTTGGCTCGTGAACCGGAAGCGGGATTATTTCTAAGTGAATTAATTGCAGGGAGTGAAGTATTACCTGCCCTTGCAAAAAGTTATGGAGATATTCTCGGAGCTGTCTCGGGTGACGAAGAATCCATGAAAAAATTTAATGAAGGACTTTCGGCTCGCCGGGATTCTGAGAAATCATTTAACGAAATCAGAGCAAAACAAGAGGAAAACGCAGCCCGTAATGCAGAGACCATCGGCTCGTTTTTCGAAGAAAAATCGGCCGACGACGCAGAACGGACGGCCTTTGAGGATTTTGTATCGTCTCTGGCCGACAGCATTTTCACTTTCAATTTCGACCGCCCTACCCTCGATGCTCTTTGGAGGGCATACAAACATGATGAAGACGTGACCGAAGCGGCCACTGTGGCGGAAGTAAAGGGGAGAAATGCCAATATCGAACTCCAAAAAAGGAGCGTAAAGAACGACGGGACACCCAATCTGAACAGGGAATCGTCAGATAGGATAACGGCGAATGTGACTGTCCCGAGGAGTAAACGAAGGGGGATTTTTGAAAGAGGAGAAATTGTTTAACAAAATAGGTAAAAAAGATGAAAATTTTAGGTAAAGAAGTGAATTGGAAATATATCGCTGTCGCCGGCGGTATTGTGTTGTTGTTTTTATTGTTGTGCTCCTTCGGGTTGTTCACATCAGGTGAAACGGTCATCGGACTGGCCGCAACGGTTCCTCTGGCAGGAGGTGGTGTGAATGTTACAGACGAGCCGGTATCGGCAGACTTGACCAAAGAGGTGTCGCCGGATTTGTTGAAAGCGCATATAGACAAAGAGGTTTGCCGAATTATGCCTTCGTCTACACCGGTAGACACGGTAAGCCGTAGCGGTCGGGTGATTTCGGTAGGTTCCCGTGAATATGAGTTTTATTCGTTGGACACCAAACCGGCTTTGACAACCTTGAAAGCGAAATATACAGAAACGGCGTCGGCCGGTGCGAAGCTCGACACGGCGAACAACGATTATTTCGAAGTTTCGGACACGATAAAGGTTATCGGTGTAAAAGGTTATGACGAGGGAGGAACTACTGAAAAAGACGAGTTGGTTCTCTATGTAATGAGTAAAGATGCCGACGGTAAACTGAATGTCTTGGCGGTGAATGGTAAAAAGAGCGGTAGCACACTGGGTATAGTACCCACCATCGAAGCCGGAACTGAACTCCTGCGCATGGGACGAGCCGGAGCGGAGAAAGATGCACAAACTGCACAATTCGAGACCTTGCCTACCAAAGAACAGAATTATGCCCAAAAGTTCTGTACGCAAGTCGAAGTTACCGATGTATATCAGGAATGGACGGAAAAAGAAGTCGATTTCACGTTCACAGACATGGAACGCGATGCCATTTGGGAAATGAAGCGAGGTATGGAAATGAATTTCTTGTTCGGCAAAAAGAACAAATTACGTGATACGACCAAGAAAGAGGACGTGTGGTTTACTGAGGGTATTTGGTGGCAAGCAGGTAAAGACTGGACTTATGACGCATCAGCAGGAATGACCGCGAAAGATTTGATAGCTCTCTGTAAAACGGCTTTAACGGGAAATGCAAGCAGTAAGAAAAAACTGGTTTTCGCAGGAAGTGATTTTATCGAACAAGTGACGAACCTTGATATTCAGAAAGTCATGCAGGGGGATCAATACAAAGCCGAACTTGGGCTCACGTTCGATTCCATTCACTCGAAATTTGGAGATTTGTATGTGGTCTATACAGAATCATTCGATCTGGCAGGCATGAGCAAATGTGCCCTTGTGGTGGACGATAACTATTTGACCAAATTTGAATTCAAGTCGTTGTCGAAAGAACGCAGGGATTTCAAAACTGCGGGTATACGTGAGACGGAAGGTGAATTTATCCAAGAAATTTCTGGCATTGTATTGAAGAATCCGGGAGCTCACGTTCGTATCACTCCGAAAGCTGAATAAAAAACAAACAAGGGGAGTATCGATGAAAGATACTCCCCATAAATCATAGAAGTTATGTTGAAAGTATATAAAACCCAGACTTACCTGAGCATGCCGATAACCGTGAAAGGTAAATCGGTACGCATTGAGTTCAGAGGGAATAAATTCACAGGCGGATTTTTCTCGACCAAAGACAAAAATGTGCAGAAAGCGATAGAGTCTTCTAAGGAGTTCAACAACATTATATTTTTAGATGCTGTCGAGGAAGAACCTGTAAAAGAGAAGGAAGACAGAAGGGTAAAAATAGAGTCTGTAAAATCGTTTCAAGAAGCTGTCGAATATCTGAAAGGTGAGGGAATTATCGCTAAAACGCCGGAAGAAATCAACTCGGCAGCCGAAGAATTGAACATTTCATTCCCTAATCTAAAATAACCCCATGCAAATATCCCGATTATCTTATCTGGTCAAGGTCGTTATCGATGAAGTCACTCCGTCGACCGTCGAAATTTCATACAACGACATGCCAATAGATGACAGAGTAAACAGCCTTGCGGAGTCCTGCGCAAAAGAGACCTTACTGGCTTCTCCACTGAGATATTTGCCTCACAAAGATATACCGGGAAATGTAGAAATATATGGAGACGGGAGTGGATATGTGCTACTCCCCTCCGATTTCCTACGTCTTTTTTCTTTTAAAATGGGACTTTGGAAACGTAGGGTAAATAATAGCATAACGGAGGAAAGTGAAAGTTATCTGCTACAAAAGAATCCTGTCACACGAGGAGGTATAAATTTCCCCGTATGTGCAGTGGTTAATAGTGAAAAAGGGCTCATTTTAGAATGGTATTCTGTCCCTTCTTATGTAAGAATGCCCAAATGTACGGAAAAAAGATATGTTCCCATACCTGAAATAACGAACTCTGAAATAAATATTCCACAAGGGCTGGAAATGCTCATGGTATATATAACAGCCAAAGAAGTACTGATGAGTTTACAACAATATGACATGGCAAAAGCTACCGAAGAATTGATACTAACGGAAATGAAACAATTATCTATATAAATCGACATGTGTAGAATATTCAAATGCAATCGAGCCGGGAAATATATCGGTTTTTATAACAGGCTGGAAGATGCCATGCGGGATAATCCGATGGCGCAAAGGGACTGGTTTTTCACCAACGGGGAAACATTGAGCGTTTGGATGTTCGACGGGAACCGCTGGCTAGATACCAACAGGGCTGTCGGAGCTGTGAACATGATCGACAACCCGGAAACATTTGTTCCTGATGTTCTAGCGGGTGAAAGTAAGACTTATTTTTATATCGCCCCCCAAGCAGGAGAATATACCTTCACTAATTTTGGAGGGATTTCTGTATCAGTAGAAAAACCTAGTCTTATATCTATGGATTGGAATGGGATCGAATGGGGCGATACAATCTGTGAGTTTCCTGTTCATGGAGAGGAATTATTGCCGGAGGTCGAACTAAGATTCGTGAGTTTACCTAACGACGATGTGAGCGAAGTATACGGTAGCCGTGAATCTAATATTATAAAAAATTGCTATGTGGAGTTTCGAATGTCGCAAGGCTGGGATTTTATCAATCGAGAGAAAGAAAATATTTATTTGTGCCTGAACCGATGGAAGAGTAAAAATATGGCATGTAAATCTACCAGCCTCAGAAAATGGGTTACGGTTTATGATTTCTTTAAAACAGGAGATGACTTGTCTCATTGTTATCCCAATAAAGGAGAATTTCTGAACGGTTATTATAGATACGAAATTAAAGGGCTTCCTTTTTGGACACAATCTAGAATAAAACCAGTCGCACTCTCGGATTTAATTGTAGGAGAATATCATGGGGAATGGATCAGGATACCTTACTCGATGGAAAGCATTATGCGTAGATTTATATACATGCGTAATCAAAAAAGTGAATACGATTGGGAGGTCGTGCCTCCTCAAAAATTTTTCGATTCGAGCGGAACGAGTGCTGAAATGGTTTGTTCCGGAGGAAAGATGAAGATGTCACATGATGAAGGACATGCTAACTTTGTCAGTCTCACTTTGGGATTGTGTTTAGCTATAAAAGACTTATCGGTGACTAATTATGAAAAATGGATAAAAGGCTGTATGACGGCCTTCTGCGGAAGAATGGGTTATACTAAAAAACTAGGATTGGTCTATAATGCTACTTTATATGGGAAAAACAGGTTTGTTAAATAACGGGAGGTGCATTATCTATTTTTTTCTGCTCCGGCAGGAATTGTAGGAGGAGTTTCTGCTCCGGCAGGAATTACCGTTTCATGCACTTCCCTTTTTATATGTATAAATTATGGAAAATATCAAACTACCCTTAGATTCGAATCTAAACCCTATCGGGGTTTTGCAGCCCGGAAAGCAATATTACATTGAAGGAAGCGGGGATTCGGTAGAATTGCCCGAAGCCGGTGTGTATATGTTGAGCGTTGAAAGCGGAAAAGTCATACAAATCGATTACCCGGACGGCACAGACAGCCGGTTAGTTTTGGCTACCGGAACGATTATCAGTTTCTATTTCCCTGCTGGAACGACTATTAGTGTCGGAGATGAAGATTTGCAGCTTAACATCAATAAAATGCGGTAAGCCATGAGTTTAGGAAGATTGGGATTAGTCCAAGCCGGGCAACCTTCGAAGAAGTGCCCCACGCTTGCGGAGATGACAGCCGACGCTACGGCCACGGCTGCCGATATTATGGCTGGAAAGACGGCGTATGCACGGGGAGAGAAGTTGACGGGCACACTCGTACCCGTTACCAAAATCGACGTGGCGGCGGAGGGAATTAAATTAGCATATTCTACGTTCAAGGAAGTACCAGAGGTATTTGATTTATCAAATGTAGTCGATGCTCAATCGCTATTTTCTGTATGTATTTATCTCCAAGAGTTACCAGTTTTACAGTGGAAGAATCTTACAAATTGCTACAATACATTTTCACAAATAGGAATTTTAAGCGTTTCCATTGATATGGAATTGCCGGAATGTATTCATGTGGGAGGTATGTTTTCTGTCACTAAGGTAGTTTCAATCGTAAGGTTTATAGCCCCAAAGGCAAAAGATGCGAGTCGGATATTTTATCGAACGAATATCAATTCTATTTCAATAATAGAACTTCCGAATTGTACCAATTTCGATTACTCGTTTTCCGAGATACCCATTGTTACTTTTCCGAAAATCACAGCTCCGAAAGCGCAATCTTGTATTAGTACATTTAGTAATAATTCCTCTATGCAATCTCTTGAATACTGGGATTTTTCGAACGTAACAGTAGCAACAAACATGTTCAAGAGGTGTTCGGCTTTGTCGTCAATCGGCGATATCATCTTCTTACACACCGCTCTATCGCTGGCAGATTCCCCGAATATCGATGAAGATACTTTGAATCTATTCGGAGCATTTGCCAATGCTGCCGGAGAAAGCGGTGTAGCTCCATTAAAATCTCTGGGACTACCTGCTGCTGCATTGACATTTAACACGACTGCACAAACTTATCTGGAAACAGAAGGTATCATAGCGAAACTGACAGATGAGAATTGGACGGTTAATTTCGCCGATTCGATGTAATGGATAAAAGAACACAATCAAACAAAACCACATAAAAAACAAATACCCATGAATATAGAAGAAAAAACCTATCAAAAGATTACTCCCGCAACGGAAGGTAATTACCTGACTACCCACCAAGAAGGCGGCGATATAAAGACTTACGAGGGAGTAAAAGCGATGTACACGCCGGCAGACTTCGACGCTTCGTCCGTAAGGGAGATTACACCGGAAGAACATCTAAGCTACCAAAAAGCCAAAGAACAGGCTTTGCAGGAGGAAATACAAGCGTAGCATATTTAAGATTATAGGAGATTGATCGATGAGTGAAAAAGATCCCATAGTGAAGTACTCGTGGGAGGATATTAAGTTTACCATTGGCTTTGAGGACAAGAACGGGAGCCCAATCGATGCCGAGACGAAGAAGTTTAAGTTCATCTACAAGGACGAGTCCGGTTGTTGTTGCGAAGTGAGCTACGACGGAAAGACACGAAAAAACTGTGTGTTCCGTGACGGCGTGCTGTACGGCATATTCAATTCCGGGACTTTCCGATATGGCTTGCTCACGGTCGAGAGGCACTACTGGATAGAGGATGCCGATTTCGATGACGGCAAATGGGACTATGGCGATGTTTACAAAACCAATATAATCATCAAGTGATATGGCAGATAGTGATTGCATAATCGTTCACGAGCAGGTGGTTGTACCCGATGCCTCCGTGGTGGAGGAAATGGTTGCCTTGCCCGGTGAAAAAGGAGACAAAGGGGATAAGGGAGATCCATTCACCTACGAGGATTTTACACCCGAACAAATCAAGGAGTTGCAGAAGCCGGCTACCGATGCGGGTGCTGTTGCTTTGGCTGCTGCAAATAAGGCTAATGCGGCAGCCGATAAAGCGAACCAAGCGGCGGAGAGCATAGACAATAAAATCTCCGGGAAACAAGACAGATTGATTAGTGGAGACAACATCGAAATAAAAGACAATGTTATTTCTGCGCAGGGGATAAACGGGAAATTATTCGAAAATACGAGTAAAACCTACCAGCTGTATTATTTTAAAAACGGTTTGTTCTTTTATTGCAACAAGGATAGCAGGCTTGCCTGTTGGAATGAACAGACAGGAGAAGATACCGTTTATGATGAAATCCCGTTAAATATACATTCATTTCAATGTAATAGAAACTCTTGCTTCGTTTATAAAGACGGTAAAATCATTGTACCTAACAGTAGTGCCATCACCTGCTGGGATTTAGATACACGAACTAAGATATGGAATTTATCAGAACCGTACTATAATTGCAACTTCGTCGAATATAAGGACTTCGTTTATTTTTACAAAAATGATGGAGTTCTACGACTGATAGATTTTGAAACCGGTCTCACTGAAAAAGAATTCAATCTGAAAGAATTGTCCGGAGCCTCCATTTCAGATATTCAGAATTTCGGACAATGCGAATACAACGGATTCAATTATTTCCTGTCGTACAGTAATTTGTTTAAAATCGACAGTTCCAACGGCGATATTTCATTTGTAGGGAAAATAGAAGGTTCAGGATATAACATTATCGTCTATTTCAACAGTGCGGCTTATGTTATCAGCCATCAAAAGATTTGTACGATAGAGATGTCAAACATAGAGAACGGAACTCTTGCCAAGAAAAACGAAGCGGGATATACCATGAATACTTATGTCAATGTTTCCCCAAGCGATTCATTGATGGGCAATGCGATTTATGGTTATAGATATAAACTCACTTTCAACAGCTTGTACTACAATATTTATGTATATGCAGATATAAATATGGACGAATATGTCGGGAGAGTGATAAAAGGAGATTTCGGGTATATTCAGATACCTAACCCGAATTTGGGAAATGGAAAACTTCTGTATCCGAGGTATAAAAAATTCAATTGATATGATACAAGTTAAAATATACGACGAAAGAGTCACTAATATTTATTATGGCGAAACCCTGATAGAAGGATTCATACGAATAGAATCTATCCCATCTCCCGAGGAGATACCCGGAAAAATACCCGTGATGTATTACCGGAACGGTGCGATAGTCTATGAGTACGAAGAAGCACCGGAAGCGACGGAGGACGGCACGGAAACACCACCTGCCCAAATAGACTACGGAGAAACGGTAAACGGATTGATACGTCGGAAATATACCTTGTCGGAGGAGTTGGCGATACTTCGGCAAAGAGATACGAAAGCAGAGGAGTTCGAGGCTTATAACGCCTATGCGGAATCCTGCAAAGAGGAAGCCAGATTGTTAATCGAAAAACAGAAACATTGATATGGGAGGGATAAACGAGGCTACGGAGGTAGCCAGAGGGATAAGCGAACAGGGGTTCTTGGTGATGACCGCAGCATTCTTCTTGGTGTTGTCGGCCATGATGATGGTGGCCTGCTTCAAGTGGTTCAAATCGATTATCACCAAGAGTATGGAGGATTATGGAGAATCACTGAAAGAGCTTATCGAAAAGACGAACGACCAGAATAACATGTTGTCTGACATATCGGAAGGGTTGCGCTCGGAAACGCAACTTCGGATAAAGAACATGACGAGTGAATTTTTCAACCTTTCCGCCAGACGGGTTTTGGAAATTATCGAACAAGTTAGGAAGGAAAACCATATATCCGACAGGAATAGGACGCATGAAAAAATTATCGGAAATCTCACGAACCAGTACGAGGACAGGAACAGCCGTTTCGACTACTTTACCTATCGGGGTAAACGTCTTTCATGTTATACCAATCCTGAATGGATAGACTGGGTGGCAGAGGTTGTCGAGAACGAGATATATGCCCATACGGTGAACGATGACAGGGCTAAAACCAATGTATTTTCTGTCTATGACCGTATCAAGCTCGATTTTTATCACCGATTAAATAACGAATAATATGAAGAAAATTTTGGAGAGAATCAAAGGGTTGTTATTGTCTATTCCCCACGACAAGCTGCTGCATTTTATCGCAGGAGGTGTCATCGCCTCTTTCTTCGCCATCGTGATAGGTGCGACGGCGGAATATTGTGTGCTGTTCTCTGCCATAGCGGGCTGTATCAAGGAGGCTGCCGACGAGTGGAAGAAGCCGGGGGCTTGGTCGTATGCCGACTTGCTGGCGACCATACTGGGCGGGCTGGTGATTCAAATCGAAGTTTGGATTGCCTGACGAAAAAAATGAATTTTTATAACCCGGCGACGGGAAAGCGTTCTTTGACTTCTTGGAATCACCGTTTGATTTATCGTAAAAAAGTATAAGAATTGGTTGCATGTTACGATATTTTTTGTTACTTTGCAACAAGATGATAAGCGATACCTATAAATACGATAGCGTTACGGTTGCAAACTATATCATTGCGTTTGCTAACCAGAATAAGTTTTTCATTAACATGACTAAGCTTCAAAAGTTGTTGTATATAGCTTATGGAGTATATCTTTACGTAAAGAACGAACGCTTGACAAACGAGCACCCTCAGGCTTGGCCGTATGGTCCGGTTTTCCCGACCACTCGAAATAAATTGATAAAAAAGGATTTTTCAGAAATTTCCCTTTCTGATGAAAACCTTGAAAAAATAGCCCGTGATTCCGAAATGGAATCTCTGATGAAACTGGTCTTTGGCAGCTATGGTTCTAAAACTGCCGCCTATCTGACGGAATGGTCTCACAAGCCCGGTTCTCCGTGGGATAGGACCGTTAAGCAGCCTTCATTCAGCTGGGGGGATAGAATCCCGGATAGTTATATCCAAGAGTATTTTAAGACACTAATTTCTCCCAAAGCATGACTAAACAGAAAGATTCTTTTAGCGGCTTGGATTTACGTAGTGAGAATGGTGTCCATATTTCTCCCGACTCAAATTTGGGCGATATAGACGACAAGAATTTATCCGAACAAATACGGGAGCGATATTCACAAGATACACAATTTCGTAAACATTTGGCCAGATGGGTCATGTGGATTATCCCCATATGGTTATTCATAGTAATTGCCATTCTTGTATTTTGCGGGATCGGATTATTTTCATTGGGACCGGAAATATTGATAGCTCTACTGGCTACGACGACTATCAATGTATTAGGTTTAGCCAATATCGTATTAAAGGGTATTTTCCCGAACCGAAAAAAATAAACATTGTTCACATGGATACAAAAGGTTCATTCCCCTATGTCCAGAACTCGTCCGATACGGATTCTCAACCTCCGATACCGGCTGATTATTCTCCAAAATTCGATGAAAGTTATTTAAATTCTTTAATCGAAAAGGCTTACCCTCGTCTAAAAGATGTCGACCCTGTACAATGGCTCGATGAATTGAGGAGAGAGGATTGATAATGCCTTCGGCCTACGTTTGTCCCATTTTCAATAACGGATAAGCCTAACCCTAAGGCTACTCTCCCATACATTCGTTACAAGCGGTGATTCTAAAAAAGTCACCGCTTTTTTTGTCGCCAAAAATGAAGAAAGACATGAATAAGAATGTACAGGATTTTGTCATCGAGACGATTCAATCGATTGCATCGAAAATACCGGGAATAAGTATCAGGTATGCCTACGACATACAGACCAACTTCCATATCGTGGAGGTCTCTCCTGAAAGCATAAGAAGAGGCAGTGAAGAATACATGGAAATGGAGTATCTGTTATGGAAAGAATTTCAAGAAAAATTTCCGGAAGAGGATTTGCTCGTATCTGAACCGGACAGAATTAACAACATGGAAAACTTAATCTTCGAGATATGAAATACTTCACGATGAAAGAACTCACAAAGAGTTCAACGGCCGATAAGCTGGGTATAGACAATACCCCGACGACCGAAGTGTCGGCCCAGTTGTCGAACCTTGTCACTCATGTTTTAGACCCTTTGCGGGAGATGTACGGAAAGGCGATAACCGTCAATTCGGGCTACCGTTGTCCCAAACTCAATGCCGCCGTGGGTGGTGCGAAAACGAGCCAGCACATGAGGGGCGAGGCGGCGGATATAACGGCAGGGAACAAGGAGGAGAACAAGAAACTGTTCGAGTTGATTCGGGATAACCTTCCATTCGACCAGTTGATTGACGAGAGCAATTACAGTTGGGTACATGTATCTTATGTGTCGTCATCGAAGAACCGGAAACAAATACTGAGCTTATGAGACATATCGTATTCCTATTGTTGTTTTTGGCTATCTTGGCTGCGACGAGTTGTACCAGACATGTGTATGTTCCGGTGGAAACGACAAAGAGCGACACGGTGTATCTGAATCGTGTGCAGCTCGATTCCATATACATGCGGGACAGTGTTTTCATCGAGAAATCGGGAGACACGATACGTGAGTTCCAATACAAGTACATATACAGGTTCAAGGACAGAATCGATACGCTGTATATATCCAAGACGGACAGCATACAAGTACCCTACCCCGTCGAGGTAGTAAAGTACAAGACTCCCCGATGGTGCTGGTGGGCTCTCGGTGGCATTGTCTTGCTGCTTGTCCCTTACATCATGAAATGGATAACAAAATTGAAAGGACTGGGTTTCTTGATATAATTTGATTTACTACTCCTTCCGGGGCTTCGGAGTATAAAGAGGAAAGCCTCAATCTCTTGCTGCTCTTCCAAAACTAACAAGAGACAACATCACGGGGAATGTTACGAGGCTTTCACAGCCTTTAAACAGGAACGTGATGTTTTTTATTGTGTCAACAATCTATAATTTAACAAATATTTAAAAAGGCAAGAGATATGAAAACCAATGAAATCTTTGAACACGTCTTGCAAATCGTTTGCGAGGAATGTGAGCTGTGTTACGGCGAATTGATTAACGGTGCGAACAAAAATGCGGTAGACGCACGTTGCCTGCTCATCTGTGCGTTGGTATCGCTCGGATTTACGGAAGAAAATATAGCGTCTTACTTGTCTATGACACGACAAGGAGTGAATAAGTTGAAAAACACGTTATCACACAGGATTTCACAAAGTTACATTCTATTAAAGAACAATCAACTAATTAGCAAACGCATAGCAACTGAAATTCATAGATAGCAACTGTTATGACCGTATGTTTGACACACCGGAAGATGTTCTTTCGGTATAACTAAAAAAATAAAAACATATGGAAGGAATTAACAGAGAAATCGTAGAAAAGAAAGTCTACGAAGAAGGAAAGAAAGAGTATGCCTCTAAGGGTGTAGGTAATGCCGGTTTAGCATTGGGAATCGTTGGTACAGCTCTTGGCGCAGGTGCGCTTTGGGGAAGACGTAACGGGATTTTCGGTGGCGGTTCCATGCCTGAGAACGTAAACATCAACACGACGACTGGTGGCTGGGGAGGTTCAAGTGCTGTCGCTCCCACCGCATTTCAAGCATGGGAAAAAGAATGCGAGGATGCAATTGCTCTCACCAATACCATTTGGGGATTAAAAGTCAACACGCAAGACCAAATGTATGCACATCGTGAAACCGATGTGGCTGAAAAATTCCAGTTGTATAAGTCGCAAATCGATGCAGATTTCGGGCTTTACAAGACAAGCCGAGATTTATACGATGTATTGAACCTGTCTCTTATACACATCTGACGCTGCCGACGAATAGCCTTGT